AGCACTAATCCTTTGGTTGCCTATCCCCTCAAAAAATACAGTCGGGTTTATATTAATCTGATTTAATGCAGCAGTAAAAGAGAATGCGGTTGAACTCGTCCCAATTTGAACCCCATTGATATACAAAGCGCTGTCGCCAGTCTTGTATGCAACCGCTATTTTTAGATTTCCTAACACGGTGCCTGATGCTGCTATATTAAGAGCTGGCGATGGGCCAGATGTATATACCGTGGCTTGAATTCTATTGCTAGAATTCTTGCTTATTGATACAGTGTTCGTTGTAGCCCTTGCAAAGCAAAATAAATCACTTGCCCCGCTAACAAGTGAACTTGTTTCTAAATAAATCGTCCCCTCGGTCTGCCCTATGCATCCGCTAACTGCTCCTGATAGGGTTATTACATCTGCGTTGCGTGTTGCCGATGCGGTTGTTGTGGGGATGTAGGAGGTTGCAATGGAGCCTGTTTCAAGTTGTGCACCAAAGATGTAGCAAGTGTCGCCACTGACGCTTACAGGGATGCTTGATGTAAGTGTCGCCGTTGGTCTTATCATTATATGAGGAGTAGCAGGGGTATAGCCCATTGTTACCGCAAGGTTACACCGATACCATCCATTGCCATAATTCTCAATGCCCGACCGAACAACGGTGAATCCAGCACCCGTTGAACCGCTTGATGCTAATTGTCCAGTATCTAAGCGGAAAGCCTGACAAGCACCTGATGTGTAGTTTGTAGCGGTTCCATCTTGAAAAACCAAGGACACACCACTGGATAATGTTCCGAGTTTAGCAAAGCAAGAAAAATCAAGCGTTGCGCCACTCGTCAAAGTTACGGATTGACGCAAACGACCGCCCGCTGCCGAAGCCTCAAATAATGCCCCTAAGTTGCTGTTGGTTGGTGATGTAAATCCGCTCGTTATATTCAAACTAGTTGCCGCCCAAGTAGTTGTAAAATTCTCGCTTTGCAAAGCGGAGTTCTGCGCACTCGGCTCCACGAGCAACGCAGGGCAGCCAGCCGTTCCACCGCTGGTGTAGTAGTCCAACCTCGGAATCCCCGAAGCAACAACCTCAATAAATCCGCTTGCGTTGACCCTTGTTGCCGTAGTTGCACGGGTAACATTGAAGTCGCCCGATGCACCCAAGACCAAACCGCCCGAAGTCGTAGCGACGGGGGTGTAAAGTTTGCCCGACTTGAAGCGTGCAGGGACAAGGATAAGCGATGGTGTCGGCATTATTAGAAATTGAAGATTGCAGCGAATCGGACGAACAGGCAACCATTCACGGCAGCCTCGGCAGCGGTCGCCCCGTCAGCCGTAGCCCTTGCATTGAACGCACCCCACACACCAGCAGCAAGTCCACCTTGCAGCATTGAGATTGGGTAGCCGTAGCCGTAACCTATCAGCATTGCTTACAGGAATGTAAAACCGATAACCGAACCAACGCTTGGAGTTACCGCAGTAATCTTGCCTCCGTTGCGTCCTGAAATCACGATGCCAGCGGAAATAGAAGCCCCCGAAAAGTTGTAAGCGGTTAGCAGGTTCTCACTTCCAGTTCCCGTTAAAGTTGTGAAAGTCGCAGCGGTGTTGACTACAAGGAAGTCGTAGTTCTTTCCAGTAACGGTTCCATTGATAAACTCCATCGTACCGCCCTGTCCGAGCATCTGTTGCAATATGGGTGTAGGCATAATTGTCTTTTAGGGTAAATGTCTTTTATGTGGGAATTTCACAAACCGAGTGGCCGAACGGAATCTCAAAGGTCATCGTGGCCTGCCACCCTGCGGTGCGGTCGTCCCGGCTCTCCACAAAGCGTGTAAGCGATACGGAGGCACTAAGGGTCCAGTCCTCGTTCGAGTCGTTTGTGAGGGCTGATATGAAGTCCTGTGCGATTTGTAACTGGTCGCTTAGGACCTCGTCCTCGTTGTCTTGCCAACCCAGCGTAGGGCTTCCCGAAACCACTCCGCCCATCGGCTTGATGGACTCCACCCTGTCGCTAAAATAGACACCGACCACAAGGTCCAAAGTCCCAGCGTCAGTAGTTGCTGACTGAACATCCGCAAACACGAGCGGATAGACGATACGCTCACGGCTTGGGGTTCGCAGGTTTATCGTGTTGTCCGTGCCGACCGCAAGAGGGTCGCCCGTCCCGAACGAGTTGACTTGCGGATGAGCATTTGCAAGGTCCAGCAGGGCCTGCTTGATTTTTATCCAAGACATAGTTTTGCAGTTTCAGTATGTTTTTCTTGTGCGCTCCCATCGTTAGCAGTCATTGCATCCAGCCAAAGGGCCGTAGGGGTAGGGGTAGTCAAGGTTACTGATTCCCATCCTCCTGTTGCGGTCCAAGACCATCCCGGTGCGGTAGTTCGTAGCGTTCGGGTATATCGTGTCCAAAGCAGATGGAGGCGAGTTCCAAAGCGGATAGGAGTTGCGGTTCTCCATGAGGTAGCGAGTAATGCGTTCAGAATACCACTCCGCATCGTTCTTCACTTTGTCGGTCAAGCGAGTAATTTCTTCCATGCTCATTTGAGAGGATTCCTCACTCGTTCTGCGAACCATCCCTTTGTTCATGTATTTAAAGGCCAACACCATGGGCAACTCGTAGTAAAGCCATTGAATCATTGCAGGTTGGATGTAGTCCTCCAGCAAGGTTTTGTTGAGTGCAGACGTTGAACCGCTGACCACTTGGCTAATCAATTCCCCATACAACGGAGAGCCAACGATGGGCTGAATCCGCATCTCCTGCACCTTGACAACCGTAGGGCGTATCTGCGTATAACTGACGTTCTCGTTTATGATGCTATTGTCCAGTAGCGTTTCTTCGCTTATGAATAGTGCCTTCATGCCTTGCTGATTTTATTGCCCTTCTTGATTACAAGTTGCTGCTCCCATACGTGCCTGCATTGTGGGCGATTCACTCCGCTGGGCGTGTGATACCAACCGCCTCTGCGATTCCAAACGGAGTAGCCCATGATTGCAGAAATCCCGTCGATGTCCTCACGGGTGTAAACCTTGCCTTGGCCAGCCAAGTCCAACATGACCTTGCAGAACTCACGGCTGGAGCCTTTGTCCTTGTTGCTGAATCCTGTGGCCCATGCGTACTTGTAGCGGACCTCCAAGACAGGCTCGGCAACTTCCTTCACGCCCTTAGGTAGGTTCTTCTCGGCAATTTGGTCCACCGCCCTGCTGATGGGGTAGCGGTCTTTGGTAATCAAGTAGGCCACCCGTTTAGCGACCTTCGCTTTACTCACCCCGAACTCCTTGGCCATTTCTTCAACCGATGCGTCCCGGTTCTTCTTGCGGTAGGCTTCAATCTTCTTGTCCAGTTCCTTTTCTTCTTCGCCAAGTTCGGCAAAGGCCAAACGGATGTTTTCGTCTATGTTGGAGTCAAACCGCATCGGCTTGGAGTGCATGACAACGTAGTCGTCTGCATGGCTTCCGAACTTGCTTGCAACGACCTCCAAGACCTTGAACTCTTCATCGCCCCATCCGTAGTCCTCGTCGTCCTCTTGGCCCCATTGAGGCTCGCTGAACTCTTGAGCCTGCACTCCGAGCATCGTGTCAATCTCTTGGGCTGACAACCCGAAGCCAGCCGAGAGCATCGTCCGAGCCATTTCAAGAGTGATTTTCTCTTGCATATACTGACGAACAATTCGCATCAGGTTTTGATACTCACGGCCCGATAGTTTCTTGATGTTGTCGTTGCTCTGCAAGGCTTCCACGGCTTGCGGTTGCTCGTCGGGTTGGGGATTAGGTCCAACCACGTCAGCAGGTTTCTCCAAGGGTTGCAGACCTGCTTTCTCCCTCAATTCGTCTTGGGTCATTATCTGCAGGAGGGCCTGTTCGCTTAGTCGCTCGGTGATGGGTTCAACGGGGATTAGTTCCATGCCCTCCACGCCATTGAAGGATCCTAAATAATTGATCATCCGTTCCACTTTGCGGACCCGGTCGTTCACATAGGTTGCCTTAAACAACTCGTAAGCCTCAACCAATTCGTTGCGTCCACCCAATTGGCCTTCGGTCTTGACCCCGAATAGCATGGGGTTGGTTACACGATGGGCAATAAAAATTTCTTGCTGGATAGCCTTGTTCAAGATTTCGAACTGCTTGTCCATATCGCTCGGAGTGAGCGGTTCAAGCGTCGGGGCCTTGGCTGCATCGTCGTTGAATGTAACCACGAAGCGACCAGCGTTATCGGTTCCCGAAAACTTGCGTTTGATTTGACGCTCAATGTCCCCCTGCTCTTCGGGGGTAGGAATCCCGTTGTTGAAGTTGATCAGGTATCCCCCCCAAAAGTTGTTGCGGAGGTTGTTGTTGTGGAAGTTCGCCACCTGTACGTCTGCTTCAATCCAAGCATTGCCTCCGATGTATTCAGGTAGAGGGTAGTGCTTCACGCCAGCAGCATAGACCCTGTAATAAAACAACTGCTTTCCGAGGCGATTCTCCGGGTCGAATGCAGGAATCTTCTCAACATCCCCGACCTTGGGAAACAACTGCATCATGTCGTCGTTGTACCAATCGGCGACTTGGAACATCTTCTCCTCTTTGTCAACCCGAATCTTCTCGAATGGAACGTGTTCCATCTTGGCAATGGTCCCAAGTTTGGACCAAGTAACCGCAACCGCAAAACCGTTGAATAGTTCCAAGTCCAAGACCAGTTTCTCGGTGATGTCGTTCAAGTCCTCCGTGCTTGACATTCCATCAAAAAACTTGATGAAGCGAGCCTGCTGCTCCACGGTTAAGTCATCCCCTGCCTGCCATCCACCACCCATGATGTAGTTCACTTTTCCATTCACGATGGCGTTGTGCTTGCTTGACCTGCGATAGTTGTCAAGGAGGTAGTAGGGGTACTCGTTCGCAAATCCGTAGGTGATGTATTTGCCGGAGCGGTTCTCCAGCATTACAGGGACCTTGTGTTCTATCCCCAGCCATTGGGTGAAGTGCTGCGTTGACTTGCTCATAGGGTGTGGGCGGTAAAGGTGAGGGACTTGATGCTGATGGCCGTGGCATTACCGACGGCATTGACATACACCGTGAACTCGTCGCTGGTTGCGGCATTTAGGTAGGCCTCGGAAATAAACGCGTGAGAGTGACTCCCTTGGGTTGTTTGGTTAAATGCAGATTGGCTGATAATGCTCCCGTTCTTAGCGATGTAAATTATATATTCTTGATTGTTTTGACCCGAAAAAACAACTTGAGCGGCAACCCTAACGGCTGCTGAAATCAAACCCGTGTAAGTGATGCTTGAAGCCCCCTGCGTAAAATTGTAAGTACTGACAATACCAGCGGTCATTGTTGATGTAATTTTAACCGCCGTGTTTAAAGTCGGGGTAAAAGAAACCGCTGAAGATATGTGTAGGCTTGCAAAGCCTCGCTCCCGGTTTAGCGTTGCGGTGTCTGCGAGGTCGTCGAACAAACCACCAACACGGGATGCGGTATTCGCCCCGGCAGCGGTTTCGTTGGTAATGGTTAATGCACTCGCTTGGAGTTGCGTTCTTGTTTGTACGCTCATTATGCGAAAGTTGAGTCAAAGGTTGAATCGAAGACACCCTCATCGGATGCCCCAAAGACGGTGTAAGTAATCGTGTTGGCGTAGGTGTTGAAGCCTATCGTTGCGGTTTGTAGAAATGCCAAGCCCGTTTCAACGACCGCCAAAGCAGCGGCAACCGTGCTATTGGTATCGTAAACTTCATATTTATACGAGCCTGTTTCAAGCGACCCCACGGCAATCGAAAATTGGTCATAGCGGTTGGTATAAGATGACAGGTTTGCCGATTTCAGCAGGGTGAAGTCGGTCGTCGTGTTCTTGGCGATGCTCGTAAGTCGCAAGATGTAGCGGTCCCCCGTGCTGGCTCGCTCGGTCCAAGTAACGGTAATCGTGTTGGTTGTGTCAGGGTTCAGGTAAAGCATCTGCTTGTAAATGTGCGATGCCCCCGAATTTCACAATTTGCGCCCGATTTGCCTGTACAACTCCGCTCGCTTCTTGGCGGTTTCAGCCAC